GCCAAGTTCGTTCGGGCTGCTGACATCATCGTGCCATATACCACGAAAGCAATTGAGACAGCATCTCGTCTGACACACAAGGTCACCATGCCGGTGACTGACGTGAACTCCAGGGTGGCGTCTAATTTTTATCGCGACGTAACACTCCAAACCCCTGGCCCTGAGCAGAGAACGAGAACCGAAGAGGCAAGGGGTAAGGTTGAGGGACTTGCAGTTTCGATGGAGCGCGATGAATACACGCTTTACGAAATTCATTGCCGCATTGACCTCGTCGGGTTCGAGGACATCGACGAAACTGGAGAGCCGACTGGTGTCTCACGTGATTACATCGTCACGATAGAAGTAGACTCTGGCGAAGTTCTTTCAATCTACCGTAACTGGATTGAGAGCGACCCTTTAATGAGGAAGATCCAACACTTTGTTCAATACAAGTTCCTGCCTGGTGTAGGGTTTTATGGATTTGGCTTAACGCACATGATAGGAAACCTGTCGAGAGCTGCGACTGGTATCCTCAGACAGCTTATTGATGCAGGTACATTTTCAAACCTGCCTGGTGGGTTCAAGGCGAAGGGTCTCCGTGGGGCGAACGACCAAGATAGTATCGCTCCCGGGGAATGGCGTGATGTTGACATCCCTGGCGGCAACCTTCGTGAAGGGATTATCCCGCTCCCATACAAGGAACCATCGGCTACCCTATTCCAATTGATGGGATATCTTGTCGAGGCCGGGCAGCGGTTCCACACCGTCAACCTTGAGAAAGTGGCTGACTCTAACCAGCAAGCACCTGTTGGGACGACCGTTGCGCTGATAGAACATGGCATGCGCGTGATGTCTGGTGTCCACAAACGGCTCCATCGTAGCCAGAAGAAAGAGCTACGGATTCTAAACAGGATAACGACAGAGAATTATACGGAGTATCCGTACGACGTCGAAGGATTTGAGCGCGCTATTATGGCTGAGGACTTTAGCGCGAACGTCGATGTGTTACCTGTTAGCGACCCGAACATCTTCTCCACTACGCAGCGCATCGCGATGGCGCAGACACAGCTGCAGATGGTGATATCCGACCCGGAGATGCACGGTCGCAAGGGACGTTACGAAGCATATCGCAGGATGTATTCGGCGATTGGAGTTCCAGATGTAGCGTCAATACTGCCTGCTATGAAAGTTCCTGAACCAAAGGACCCTGCTGCTGAGACGTCAGAAGCCTTGACTGGGGAACCTATGGAAGCCTTTGTGGGGCAAGAGCATCAGCTACATATTGATTCGCACATATTAACAATGAATCTTCCATCCATGATTAATCCAGTCGTCCTCATGGCGATTGAGGCGCATATCCTTGAGCACTTTTCCTTGATGTCCAAGGAAAAGGTCCAGCAGGCCCACGAAAATGACATGCAGATGATCCAGGCTTCTGACCCGTCTGTTCAGGAAAGTGCTTCTGCGGAGCTTAAAAAAGTTATGGATAAGGAAGCAGCAACAGTCGTCAAGGGTCTCATCGAGGGCTACGCTCAGATGCGTGCCGAGTCGGCTGGTGAGAAGGAAGATCCTCAGCAACAGCTCGTGAAGATACGTCAACAGGAGCTAGCGATACAGGCACAGAAGCTTCAGCTTGATGCGAAGAATAAGGACGAAAGGCTTAGCCTTGACCGAGAAAAGAACACCGCTGCGCAGACGCTTGGGTTTAATCGCATTGAGCAGGCTGACAGAGGAATCGCTTCAAGGGAACAGATCGCAGAAGATGACCGAGAATCACAGGAAGGTATCGCAGACGAAAGGAATGAGACATCAGTTCTGTCATCCCAGATCAGGGCGTCTTCATTCGACAAGAACTAGTTAGCAATTCAATTAATGTTGTCATAGTGGCGACAGAAGGAGGGGGTAATGGTTAATAAGAATAACATGCCAAGTTTTTCCAGTGGGAGTAACAGCAATAAGGTGAAGCGCATCAAGGGCAGCGGAGCACAGGGCTTCAGCGGCACCGAGCAGCGCGGGACGAAAGTAACGCTCAACGCCTCGAAGATGGGTAGCGGGACGAGGGTGGTAAAAGCGAGGACCAAATAATGGAAATTAAAAAAGAATCTCCTTGGAAGAAGATGCCTGCCGACAAGCCGCTCAAGCGACCAGTTGGCGGCAAGTCCAGTAATCTGTCTATCAAGAATAAGTTTAAGACGCCTCGTGGTTTCGGAAACTCCAAGACCACGCTCAAGTAGGGGGCTTCATGGTTGATGTACTCCGGGCACTTGAGCACATGCTCAAGTTCCTGCAAGAAAGGCAAGAAGGCGTGGCTACCAGTGTCATGGGTGGGACGCCGAAAGATTTCATCGAATATAAATACAATCTTGGGCTCATGAAGGGGCTCGTGGTTGCTGAAGAAGAAATCGCCCGCATACTAAAGAGGGAAGATGACGACGATGGTTAACAACGGGAAATACACTCCAGGTGATAGTAGGGTTCTGGACGGAAATGGGAACGCAGTTAAGGATACATTTGACAGCGCATTCGTCGCGCTTGATGAGCGTGTACTTGACCCGACCTTACTGACGCAATCGTTGCTTGATAGGCTGCCTCAACCAAAGGGGTGGCGCATCATGGTCATGCCATATCAGGGTAAGGAAACGTCGAAGGGTGGAATCATCATGCCTGAGAAGACCAGGTCTGATCTCGCCCTCGCAACTGTTGTGTGCTACGTGCTAAAGCTTGGTCCTCTCTGTTATTCAGATGAGGAGAAGTTTGGGGATACCCCGTGGTGCAAAGAGAAAGACTGGATTCTGATTGGCCGGTACTCCGGCTCTCGCTTCGGCCTCGATGGCGGGGAGTTGCGCATCATAAACGACGACGAAGTCCTGGGTACGATACTCGACCCGGACGACGTTAGTTCGCTCTAGGGGGGAAACGTTATGGCAGATGCCGTCACTGATGAGGTAGACGAGGAAAAGAGTTCTGCAACATTTGAGCTGGACACTGATGGGGGTGTAGTCGATCCCGAGGAAGGCGATGTTGAGGTAGGCGATCAAGAAGCCGACCCAGAACCAAAGTCAGAAGAGGAAGAATATTCAGAGAAGGTGCAGGCCAGGATTAATCGCCTGGTTTATGACCGAGAGGAGGCGAAGAGGAATGAGGCCACTGCTATCGATATGGGTCGTGCGGCTATACAGGAAAGTGAGCAGCTTAAGCAGCGCATTTCTGGGATGGATTCGGGCTTTATATCTGAGGCTGAGGAAAGGGTAAAGAGTCAGAAGGCGCAGGCTGCTACAGCTTTAAAGTCAGCTATTGAAGACGATGATGTTGACGGGCAGGTAGCAGCTCAAGAGATGATATCCAGGCTAACTTTTGACGAGGAACGCGTAAAGGTAGCGAAAAGACAGGTTGAATCGAGACCTGTTCAGCAGCAGCAGCAGCAACAGCAACAGCAACAGCAGCAGCAGCAGCAGCAGCAACAGCAACAGCAGCAGCAGCAGCAGGCCCCGCCGCCCAGCGAAAGGGCAATTAGCTGGGCAGCCCAGAACCCCTGGTTCGGGAACGACGGCCCTATGACTCAGTACGCTATGGCGCAGGACAGGAGACTTGTTGATACGGAAGGGGTTGCGCCAGATAGCGATGAGTACTACAATAAACTTGAAAGTAGTCTTCGTGGCGCGTTTCCTAGCGCGTTCGATGCATCCGCCGGAAACGGTGCAGCAACATCACCCAGGAGGCCATCACGGGCTGTGGCTCCAGTCGGGGAAAGTCGAAGGCCTGCCGGCAGTACCCCCAAAGTTGTTAGGTTGAACGAACGTGAGATGGTCATAGCCAAAAAGTTCTGCCCATCCACAGATCCGAAGGTACTTGAGAAGTTCATCAAGTCCTACGCACAACACAAAGCCGATATTGCGGCGCGAGGTGAAGATGCCTAATAAAAATAATGTGTCGAATGCAAATAAGGCGCGGGTTGCCGCTAACTTGAAGGCAAAGCGTGAAGCGCGAACGAGCGACACAAGGGAAAAAGCGCAGGCTAGACGTCCTTGGGCACCACCCGCATTATTATATGCACCCGATCCTCCCGATGGATATATTCATCGCTGGGTCAGGGCAGAGGTTCTTGGGCACGCAGACACGAAGAACATGAGTTCCCGGATTCGAGAAGGCTTTGAGCCGGTTCGTTCTGATGAGTATCCAGGATTTGACTGCCAGGTGGTAGATCATGGGAGGCACACGGGAATCATCGCTAATGGCGGACTCATCTTGTGCAGGCTCCCAGTTGAAACCAGAGATGAAAGAAAGCAGTATTTTGAGAACCAGACTGAAGACCAGAACGAGGCCGTTTCCGCAGACCTAATGAGCGAGAACGACAGGCGTATGCCTCTTGATCGTCCGACTGTAGAGTCGGAGGTCCTGTTCGGATCTGGCGTTAGAACCTAAACCTTATACAACACACGGAAGGTAACAAACCATGGCAAATATTGACGCCCCTTTCGGGCTCAAACCAATCAGAACTCTTGGCGGTGAGTATACCGGCGCGACAAACAATTACCTGATCGCCGATAACCTCAACGTAGCCAACGGTCTTGGCGGTATCTTCACTGGCGACCTGGTTATACCGGTAGCTACTGGTGGGATCGACGGCGTTGCCGCTGCGCCTACTCTGGCAATGCAGGGCGTATTTGCTGGCTGCGAGTACGTTGACCCGGCGTCTGGCAAATACACGTACAACTCGTATTACCCGGACACCACGAACATTACGCAGGGCGTCATTACGGCGCATGTCATCGATGACCCGATGGTTGTGTTTGAGATTCAGGCCGACGGTATTCTTACCGCTGCCGACGTGAACTTCAACTGCACATTGCTTATCACTGACGGGAATACTCAGGACGGGCAGTCTAAGTTCGAGCTTGACCACTCTGAAGTCGCTACGACATCGAC